GTTGGCGTGGGTGATTTCCGCCCGACCTATGGCCGCTTTGCTATTAATAAGTGGAACATTCACGAACAGTGAAATTCGGCGCGGCTGGGCGGGGCCGGGTCCGGCAGGGTCTGGCGCGGCATGGCGAGGTATGGGCCTTATTGCGAGGAATAAGGCGGCTAAGAACCGCCTTATGACGTGCAATCAGGCTGGGCGCGGCATGGCCAGGCTGGGCGCGGCTTGGCAGGGCGGGGCGCGGCATGGCAAGGCGCGGCAAGGTATGGGCCTTATTGCGAGGAATAGGGCGGCTAATCACCGCCTTATGACGTGCAATCGGGCATGGCGGGCAGCGGTGCGGCGGGGCAAGGCTTGGCGCGGCATGGCAGGGCGAGGTATGGGCCTTATTGCAAGGAATAGGGCGGTTAAGAACCGCCTTATGACATGCAATCAGGCTGGGCGCGGCATGGCCAGGCTGGGCGCGGTATGGCAGGGCTGGGCATGGCGAGGCTCGGCGAGGTATGGCGTGGTTAACAATTTACTTGGAGGCTTCTTAATGATCATCTTAGGCATAGACCCCGGCTTGTCGGGCGCTTTGGCGTTCCTTGATACCAAGACTGGCGAGATCGCCATCGAGGACATGCCCACCGTGACCGTCATGCGGAACCGCAAGGAAAAGCGGGAAGTCTCTGCCCAGCTCGTCGCAGCCATCGTGGTTAAACGCCATGCCGAGGCGGCGTTCTTGGAGAAGGTGAACGCTATGGCTGGTCAGGGCGTGTCGTCAGTCTTCAGCTTTGGGCGCTCTTCGGGCATCATCGAAGGTGTCCTGGCGGCTTATGACATCCCAATCACGCTCGTCACGCCCCAGGCGTGGCAGAAGGCGATGGGCGTCAGGGACGGCAAAGACGGATCGCGCGAGCGGGCCATGCAGTTATTCCCGGCTAGCGCGGAGATGTTCCAGCGCAAGAAAGATGATGGTAGAAGTGACGCTGCATTGATCGCCAAGCATGGCGCAACACAAGGAGAAAACCTATGAAACGTTATCTGATCGCCGTTGCAACTCTATGCGCCACAGCGGCCTACGCCGCTCCCCAGCTTGGCGTCTGCCACACTGAATACGCCCTATGTGCCGCTTCCAGCACCGAGGCCACCGGCAAGACGATGGTCGTAGGCGGCAAGACCTTTGTTGAGGGCCATGCCGTATGCCCAGTTCTGACCGGCGAGAGCATTGCCGACTTCCATCTGACGAACGGCGGATGCAAGCCCCCGGCAGTCCCCGGCGGCGTCTGGAGCCTGTTCTCTACGGCCACCAGCTATCCGCAGGCCCCGTCTTGGGCTGTTGTCCCGGCGGTCCCGCGCACATTTACCACCGCCGTAGGGCGCGGCTTGGGCATGTCTAATATGTGGTCATACCCCTGTGTCAAACGTCCCAAGCCCGTGAATGGCGCAACCCTGGCCGACTGCATTGGGCCGCTGAATGAGTCCCCCTGGGACGGCAGTCATGTCCTGCCGGGTTCGTCCAACGTGACCGCTGCGCCGGTTGGTGCAGCCAATCCAGTCGGCGGTAACTACTGATGGTTTGGGATAAGAACGCCATCGAGACGCTCATAAAGATGGTCAAGACAAATGTGCCCTTTTCGGCAATTGCCGACACACTTGGCTGCACGCGAAACGCCGCAATCGGCAAGGCGAACAGGCTGCAACTGCGGAAACACCCGACGCTGATAAAGATTAAGTACAAAATTGCGGCGGTCCCGATTAAACCTGTGATTCCGGTAGTAATCCCGGTGATCCAATCGAAGTCAGGTTACGTTAGAATGATTGACCTGAAGAAGAATCATTGCCGCTATCCGATTGGTGAGGGCAGCGACATAAAGTTCTGCGGCGATACGAAGCTCCAGGACTCGCCGTATTGTAAAGAACACAGCGACCTCTGCTTCGCAGTGGCAAAGCCAAAAGTCATTCGCCTCGACAAAACGCTTTAGCTTCTAGCTCGACTTCCTCAACCCGCTTTCCCCAGCCCTTGCCGAACGCGTCCCATGTCGGCAAGGACTTGAGGAAATCCAGACGGCGCTGGCTGTAATCTTCGATGAGTTCGATTGCACCAGCGCGTTTAATCGCGCCGAGCGTGTGTGGCCCGAGGATGCCATCGACCTTTAGGTGCAGGACATACTGTGCCAGTTTGACCGCCCGCCCTGGGCCTGAGTTGACCGCGCAGTCGAACAGGCAGTAATCGACTCCAGGCGGTAGGGCGTCCCCTTTGATCGCATCCCAGTAGCGCATCCGATACAGAGGCGTGACGCTCTCTGGCGTCAATGCCCGCATGTCGGCCTCTGAGCAATCCTTGCCGGTGTGGACATCCCAGACTGCCTTGGTAATGCCAAGGCAAGTCATCCCGCCAGGATCGCGTGGATGATTCACAAAGCCGCCCTCGTGCCGCAGCAGAAGGCGCATGGCGAGATTAAAAGTATGCTGCATTATTACTTTATGCCGTTCCGTATAAACGCCGCGAACAACGCCGAGAACACCAATTGCCCGGTTTGAGCCACAGATGCCTCGCCGGTCAGATAAGCCGCAGCGGCGGTGATTACTGCAACAACAGCAGTGACATACGTCTTTTTCCCTCTAAGCATAGAACTCTCCTATTGCCTTGTTACACCAATGCCCGCAATCCAAAACACCATGCCGACCACGACGACGCCGATGGCCCAATACATCTTCTGAGCGACTGACTTGCCAATCTGTTCATAAACCTTCTGGATAGCACGGTCTGCCGCCCGTTCAGCGATAGCGTCCATTTCAGCTTCACTCAGATTGGCGCTCATGGTCGTCATGTCCACTCAAAGATAATTGTTCCAGCCGATCCTGACGTGCCCGTGCCAACATACGCCCCGGCGCCACCGTTGCCCGCGATAGACGCACCACTCCCGCCAGTACCGCCCGCGTTGAGCGCCCCTGCGCCCCCACCAATACCTGATGTATTTGTTGTACCACCGGAACCACTGCCACCATACCCGCCGTTGCCGGGGGTTATGTCCTCCCCGCCCTCGCCACCGTCGCCACCGTAACCGTATAACGCAACTGCGCCAACCGCGAGCGTCCCAGTCACAGATGAGCTAGTGGCGTTCGCTCCGGGAGATCCGCTCAGAACCCCCTGCGCTCCACCAGCGCCGAGCGCGCCAACGGAATAAGCCAAGTTCACGCCCCAGTCGGCACTCGCAATAGCGAATATTTTCTCCGCGTAGCCGCCTTCTCCACCGCCACCGCCACCGTATTTTGGAGAGCCGCTAATTCCACCACCACCGCCGCCGCCAGCGCCTGCGACTTTGAGTGTCAAGGACGACGCATTTGTCGGGACCGCCTGATTAGCAGCTCCAGACGTATACGTGTTCGTGACCGGGGTGAAACTAACACCCACCGCAAAGAACATTTGGGCAATTGTCACGTCAAGCCACCGCCAGAGATAACAAAGGTGTTAGAGCCGACGCACAAGACGGTAGCCACCCCGTACTGAGCCAGCGTTCTGTTTCCCGTAGTAGCAGTTCCGGCGAGGCGCAGCGTTACGCTCGTGCCCTGCGTTAGCGTCTGGCTAGAACCGGAGTTGTTATAAATCGTTACGGCTTGCCCCGCACTAAACACTGACGCGGGGATTGTAACACCCCCGGTGCTTATTGAAATGTGCTTGCCGCTGTCCGTAACAACCAGAACGTAAGCTCCACTTTGCGTGTTTTGCACAATAGTGCGAACGTCACCAATAGAGTCAGAAAGAGTAGTGAAATTGGCCACCGCGCCGGTCAACGTCCCGGTCAGCGTTGGGCTCGCACTCAGCACCATATTGCCGGTGCCGGTGACGGCATTGGAAAGAGTGACGCCGCCGTAGGTGAGCGCGGCGTTCATCGTCACAGCGCCGACTAGCCTGCTTGTCGTTCCGACCCACAATGCCTTTTGCGTGCTGATGCCGCCTGCCGTGATAATCGAACCTGTCGTGGCCGAGGTCGCGTCTGTGGTCAGAGTGGATGAGACGCCAGCCGCCGCCGTAACCAGACCACTGAACGTGCCAGCAGCCGCCGTAACCAGGCCGCTGAACGTGCCAGCAGCCGCCGTCAACGTACCCGTCAGAGTCGGGCTGGCACTCAGCACCATGTTGCCGGTGCCGGTTACTGCGTTATTCAGGGTGACGCCGCCGTAGGTAATGGCCGCATCAAACTGCGTTGCACCAACAAGCCTACTCGTCGTTCCGACCCAAAGGGCTTTCTGCGTTGAGATGCCGCCAGCAGTAATAATGCTGCCGGAGGTCGATGATGTCGCGTCAGTAGTCAGCGTCGAGCTAATGCCCTGCGCGAATGGGATGCGAGCAGTCGTGGCCGTTTGCCCGTCTTTCGTGATCGCCGTCGTAAGCCCAGTCGCAAGGTCCGCCGTGAGCGCGTTAAACGCGGTGGATGAGATGACCGTGCCAGTGATCACAGGTTGGCCGGTGCTGTTGATTACGAAGGTGCCTGAGCCATTGTAAGACACTGTGATTACTCCTTAATTCTGTGTGATGCGGGGCGGGTCATGGGATTAAATGTTCCACGCCAACGCCGCCCATTCTTAATCCCGCTGCAAGACCCGCTGCCTTAGCCGTACCTTTGACTATTGTTGTAAGAACATTTCGATACCTTTGTGTCTTTGCTAAGTTCTTTTGCGCTTCTTCAATCGCCCTGATGCTACTTTTATATTTATCACTAGTTATCAGCCCAGCCCTAAAATCAGATGTTAAGTCCTTGACGGCCCTTTCGCCAATATCTTTCAAAGGCGCGGTTTCATAAAAAACTTGGCGGATTTCCAATTCTCTTGAACGTCGCATGATTTTAGCAAGCTCTTTGTTTGCCTCCGCGAAATCTTTACGCAAACCCTTTGTGGTATTTTTGGCGGCTTCTATATTCTCGCCAGCCGCTTTGAGCGCAGAGCTTTTGCCAACGGGAATCGCCGCGCCTTTTGCAGATGGCCTAGCTCCCCGCAGGGCTGACATATAATTTGATGCATTTTCATCGCCAATGAGCATGGCAAGTTTTGCTTCTGAACGCCTTGACACAGAGGCACGCGGCACTTTAGCTCCGGCTTCCGGCGCGGCTTGACGCACGGTTTCGTTAGCAAAGTTAGATACGCTTTCAATAGCTGCATCTCGTTCTTCTTGGCTCATTCTCCCAAGAATATCTTTGAAGTCAGATTCTGGCAGTTTGTCGTCAAAGACAGACTTTGCACCTTTAATGAACCCAGTCCTTGTCTTCAGGTACTTTTCAGATTCAAACATAGCCTTGTCATAAGTCGGATTAACGCGCCTCATTTCTGAAGATAGCGTTTTACTTATGGCCTGTATTGATTTCACCTCGCCGTCAGCGTCGTAGACAATCCTGCCAAAGTCATCTTTAGTAGAATTGACAAAAGCGTCTAAGCCTCTTTTGGCTACATGCAATGTTCTAGTATTGGGAACGCCAATGGGCTGCACATCGCCGTTCGCATCAAGAATCGGTTTGCCTTGGCGATCAATTTTAATCGAAAGGTCTCTGAAGTTTGGTATTTCGCCTTTTGCGTCGGCTTCGTTTTGGATGATTCTAACGCCGCGTGAAATGCCTGATTTTACTTTAGGGTTTTGCAACAAAATTGCTATGCGCGGCGTATAAACAGCGCCTTGCTTGCCTTCCAATATGTCGTTTTGAATTGAACCCAAATCGGTTTTTACCCTGCCAGCTTCTTCCGCCGCAGCAGCAGCCCTTTCACTGGCAGCTTCGATAGCTTTCTCGGACTCGCGTATTTGGCCGGGGTTAATGCCATAAACGCTGGTCTGGTCGTTTGCCCTAGCAAGCAATTGCGTATGGCTATTTTCTGCGTCAGCAAGTTCTTGCTGGGCAACCCTGGCATTACGGGAAGCGTCGTTAAACGCATTTTCGTATTGGTCTTTTAAGGGTGCCGTCGATTTGGGGCCAAAAGACTCTTCAAACAGCGGTGTAACACCAGCTTTACCGGCAGAAATTCTGGCTAACGCGGCTGGTCTAGCAAGTGGCGGGGCGATACCAGTCGCTTCCTGCCCAGCCTCTAAGACCCTATTAGGGGCATTTGCAAAAGTTTCCGCAGCTCGGGCCTTTGCCGTTGCAGCGGACGCGCCCTCCGCCGTTGCAATATTGTCTCTCGCCGCCATGGCGGCGGTGGTAGTCTTTTCGGACTCTTCTAACAACTTGGAAATGTTAGAAGCCTTTGTGCTTTGTGCATTGCTCGTTTTAAGATTTGCATTGACTGCTTCTAAACCAAATTCGTTGCCCATGCCGCGCAATACAGGCTCGGCGGCTTTTTCGCCTTTGAAAACATATCTCACTGGGGCGGAAATTGCGTTCACGGCCTTTGGTATTACCAAGGGAGACGCTAAAACACCAAGATCACGCCCTCCAGATTGATAACGGTTCTGAGCTTCACCAAACATCATATTTGCGGATTCACCAGACGTTGGGAATATTGCATCTTTCCTGTCTGATGAAACTGGAGCGCCAAACACACCTAAACTGCCTATTGCACGGACAACAGATTCAGCGTCTCCAGGAAGTCCAACAATACCGCTAGGGACGCCTTCTACAGCCCCTGTCGCCACTTGACCGTACGCATTCAGAACTTGCCGACCCGTGGGTGCCGGTATCTTTGGCGGGCCATTTCCATCAAGAGTCCGTCTTACTCGGCCACTAAACCCTCCGCGCCCCGTCCTAGTATCTTGAGGAGGAGGCGGCATTGGAAGATCGGACAAAGCTGGGTCGGTGCGGGACGACTCTAGCACAAGCGGATTTTTTTTAACCGCGCTGGGAGCAGCATTTGTTGCTGCGGCCTTGATACGAATCCTGGCTAATGCTTTTTTTTGTTCTAATGAAAAGTCTGTCATTTGAATAAGGCCGCGTCTTCGGGAGAAGCGCGGTCCCATTCTTCTTGCGTTAACCCAATTCCGGGGGGGACTTTCCCGTTCGGGCGCGGAACCGCTGCGCCGCCCGTATTATCAGCAGCAGCGTCCGCCGAATCGTACTCCATCGGGGCCACGCCTTGAATTTCTGCGTCCCTATTATAGAACTGCATATTTTGTTTGATTCTAGCTTCCTTGGACTCCAATATTTTTCGTATTTGACCTTCAACTTCATCCTTATTTCTAAGCAAATTAAGGTTACCGCCCAGCGCCTGTATAACTCGCAAGGCGTCTTGCTCTGTCATAACACCGCCGCCAACGGTTTCAATTCTTAAATTGCCAATGAGTTGTTGCAATGTTCCACGCTGCATAGCAACTTGAAGAGCGTCTCCTTTTAATGAGCCGCCAAAAGCCGTGGTAAATTTGTTTACAAAATCTTGCGCTATTAATTTAAAGCCCTGTGGGGTGCTTCCTACACTCTTCATGTAGTCCTTTAGCTTGGCCGCTGTGTTTATATCAACAATTAATGATTCTCCCAGTTTTATAAATTGTTGGGATGTAAGGCGAGGCAATGCTTTTACAACTGTGTCACTTACGTTCACGCCCCCGGCTTGCGCTGCTACTATTTGGGCGTCGGACATCATAACTCTTCTGGGTTTACCGTCCGGTCCATCAACAGTTACAAATCTCATTGTAGGAACGCGGGTTGCGTTAGCTATTTGAGAAGGGGTTTCGCCAGCCTGCGGAACTGTAATGCGACCACGCCCATCAATATACGCAACAGTTCCTGGACGAAAACCAGCGTCCCTAAGTTCTTCTGGTTCAAGTCGTCTGCGCGTTTCGTCTGTGACCTCTTGGCCGCGTATTAATGCAGCATCCGTAATTTCATTTTCTCTATTGCGGTTTGTATCTTGCAAATCCTCCGCCCGCCCGAGCCTATTCATAGCAAACGGCAAATACCGGTCCGCCGCATTTTTCGCAAGGCTGCTTCCGCCACCTAACGTATAAAGCGCATTCATTCGAGATTCAGGATCGAGAATATCCGAAGCGGGTTTCCCAGCATTTACATTGTAGTTTGGAACGCCTTCAGCATCATCACCAATGTAATCGCCTTGCGATGCTTCAGTTGCTGGGGTTCTTCCGAATATGCGAGCGAGTTCTTTATTGATTGCGGCGTTCTCCGCAGCAGTAGCCGCCTCCTCGTCCCTCGACGCCTTGCCCGACAGATACGCCCCGCCGAAGCTGGTCAGCCCACGAGCCAAGGCCCCCATGCCGGACACGGGCGCGGTAATGCCGCCCGCTGTGGACACGGCTTGCTCCTGCGCGCCCATCTGGGAAAGCATGTCAGCCAGCTTTTTCTGGCGGGCGATAGAAGCCAAGCGCGTGGTGTAATCGCCGGGGGCATCGTCTGATTTAAACAGGTTGATAGCAGCGTTCTTAACGCCGGTGCCAAGGTTCCCAATCGTGTTGCCAAGGCCGCTAAGGGAATATAATTTCTCTGCCATCACAATGCTCCGTTAATCTTTTGCAAGGCTTTACTCTTTATTCAAATAACCGCCAGGGGTTATAAGGTTGCCAGCAAGGCCGCCAATACCGCTATACAACCCGCTCAACGCGCTCATCTTGGAATTATACGCCGCCGTGTCGTAGTTGCCCTGATTGGTCGCCGCCTGAGCCACGGGGGCCGCGCCGATCTGCCCGCCGCCCGTGTAGCTCTGGAACTGCGGGTTCTGGATCTGCGAACCAGACATAAGCGCCGTGATCTGATTCAGTGGGACATTGTACAGACCAAGCTGCTGCTGCAAAGCCTGTGCAGCCGCTTCATTGCCAAATTGCGCTCCGCCAAGAGCTTGATTATAGCCTTGTGCAGCGCCTTGGTTGTAAAACCCAGCCTGACCTAATGCTTGACCGTAACCTTGCTGGTTTGCGCTCATGTCGAGGCCAATGCCTTGCAAAGCGGCTTGACTAAGCAAGTCGTTCTGGCCCTGCTGTTGTTCGCGCATGGCGTTATTGTACGCTTCCGACCCAGGCGTAATACCCTGATTGGCAAGCGTCTGGGCCGTAGCTTTAGTTTGCTGGTCAATCTGGGGCTGTAGGCGGGCCATAATTGCCGCCTGCCCTGTCATGCCAGCATTGACCGGCATCTTGGCAACATTTGACATATCAAGGCTGGTTTGTGGTGCGAGTTGATCGCCCAAAGAAGTCTTAATGCCAGGGCCGGTGTAGTTAAAAGGCGTACCCATAATTTTCTGGGCAGTGGCGGCACCCTGTTCTCCAAGCCCCGCAAGGGACCGCTGGACGCGCTGCTGCGCGTCAAGTGTAGCTTGGGCGTCAGGCGTCAAGGTTTGGGTAATGGTCGGCTGCGGCGTACCTTCAAACCCACCAGCCATGTCATATGTGACCGTCTGGTTGCCATAAGGGCTGACGATATTAGGGTTGCTAAGAACAGCCGTCTGCCGCCCAGCCGCTTGGTTAGCTAAGCCCTGCTGTCTTGCAGCTTCTGCGTAATCTGGCGCTTTTGGCGCTGATGGCTTACCCATATCGTTCTCCTAAATACCTACAATCAGCTTTTTTCAGCGTGTACAGAATAATGTCGCCGTCCGGTGCTGCGTCTGTAATTCTTGCTTCTTCTGTAAACCCTAATTTCTGTACAAATCTCACGCTTTTAGCGTTTGCGCTGCTTACTGGGACAATGGCTTTTTCGACCCCACAAGTGACGTAAGCATACCTAAAAATTGCCCCTATGTATGACCTGTTGATCTGTCCGCTAATAGCTATATGAGCCATAAGTGAGCGGCCATTCCAGTTCTCATACATAACTCCCGCTACAAGTTTTCCATCCCTTTCAAGCCCAATAGCAGTAGCGGTATCGCCGCTAAAACTGCCGTTCATCTGCTTTGCTGCCCAGTGGCCCACTTCGAGCCCGCTAACTATACGCCAGCCCATCCGGTTTGATACACCACATCTGTTGAAGCCCATTGAATCTCAATGCCGCTGCTGACCGTCTTCATCTGTAAACCGCCGCAATAACCGATGCCCGTGATGCCAAGCCATGTGTTCTGGACCGACAAACTAGCGCCCCACAAAGCCGTATCCCAAGTGCTTGCCGCCCCATCCCAGACGGCATAGGACGTTTCGGTAAACGTCAACGGTGCCGTGGTATCAGACGTGTCAAAGTCGATATTCATCCCAACGCTGATAGCTGGACTGCCGTTGCTGAAGATGCTTGGCCTGGCGCGGGTGAAATATTTCTTAACGCCGCGCGCGCCTAGATAGTTGAACGCCTGGAGCGTGGTGGTGACAATGTTGCTAACGTCATCAGTGTAATTGTCATCCCAGGCATGGCCGACATAACCGTCTGAGCCGAAATATGGCTCCTCGCCAAGCGTCTCCCAACAATATGCAGCCCAGCCGGTGAACTGGCACCATGACTTTGTGATGCTGTTCATGACGAATTGCTGTTGCTGGTTGTCGGCAATTGGAACATTGATCCAGACAGCGTTGTATTTGGCAGTGTAATAAATCTGCCAACCAACATCAGCATAATTCCCGCCGTATTGGGTCGTGGCCGCTGTAATTGCGCCTTGGATCTTGTCAGACAGAGCCACGCGAGGATCTAAGCGGCTGGATTGCAAAGCTGCGGCAAAGGGCAACAAGCCGTCGTATGTAAGTATGAGCAGGTCGCCGCCGTATTTGAGCATGACGCGATCTCCAACGGGCGAGCCTACGTTCCAAACGCCTATCAACGCCCATGTAGCTGCGCTGGCCGGGTCGGTGCCGCGATAAACAATGACTTCGCCTTGGCTGGTAATAAAGGCAAGGTTGTCATCGACACCATAGCCAGCGTCAATCGTCCAAGTGTCCAGATCAACCAGGCGACCACCGAAACGGCAAACGGAACTCATGTCGATGTACTGTGCCGCGCCGCCAATTGAGCTAGTCGGCAGATACCAGGCTTTCAACGTATTCTTTTGAATGAACCAAATGCGGTTTTTGAACAGCGTGATGTTGGACAGGTCATTGTCAGTGACGCCCGTGATGGACGGAGTTGACCAAGTTGTGCCGTCGTACAACAAAGCATTGTCAGCGCCGTTGACGGCCATGAGATAACTGCCGCCAGCCGTGGTGATGTTGACGTATTCCCAAATGCCGTTGGTCAGACCGGATACAACAGCCGCGCCCACAGCTCCGGCGGCAGTTACGTCATAAACGTAGCCCGTGCTGGTTACAGCAAACATCTTCGACGTTGAGCCGCTATTATAAACCATAATGGTCTGGGCTTTGCCGCTGAGGCCCGTGGCGTGCTTGGTATAGCCGCCTCGCATGGTTAGACTGCTAACCGTAGGAAACATATTTATCAGCGTTACGGCGTCTGTAGGCTCCATGTTGGCAATACTGTCACGCGCATTCCAGCCGCCCAACGGAGCGGGCAGCGACTGCACTTGAGCCGCGTTACCTTGTACTAAAGAGCGTGGACTAACTGCCATATCCGCTATCCGGTATGTTGTCCCAGCCGATAAGGACTGAGCCAGGTCGCGGGGCGAAAGATAGGTTAGCCGCCGATGTGTCCTGAGCAACACAGGTGTCAAACTCAGTAAGGTAATCGCGGTAAAGCGCCGTCGTGTCGAAGCCCTTAGCTTGGAAGTATTTCAGCTTTGTGGACAACACCATCACGCGGTCGGGATATATGCAGGTGTCAGTGTCAACCGTGAAGCTATTCTTCACATCGCCATTGGCTGCGTTTGCCCAGCCCTTGCTGCGATACTCAAAGCCAAGGTTTTCAGCAGTTGAGTAACCAGGCCAGATCTGGAAATAGCTACCCAGCAAACGCCAGCGGATGCGAGGTCCAGTGCTGATAAAGCCACTGAGAAGCCATTCCCACTGCTGCGCGCTTTCTGGCCCGAGCATTTCCCAATGCTTGCTCTTGTCCCACTGGGTACGCGGCACGATGCTGTCGTAGTCAGACGGCAGGTCGTACTTGACTTTCTGAAAATAGATCGTCCCAGCAGTCACGGCACTGGTTGAGTAAGACGAGACTGTAACCTGCGTACCGGAATCAACGCTTGTGATAAACGTGGCATTGGGGAACCCCGCGCCGACAACCATGTAAGTAGTGTCCAGCCCGGCAGTGGACGGGATGCCGGTGATGGTCAGTGCGGTGGTCGTGTATGTACCCGTCGTGGTCGTGTATTCCGTAAAAAAGCTGTACGGTATAGTAAGTTCGCGCCAGTCGGCCTTACGCAACAATTCGTACCCAGAAGCGTTCATCAACGCCAAAATCTGAGTAACGTCTTGGTTCGTATTTCCCGCTACCGTGGTCGGTGTAGGAACGCCTAGTTCATTAGTTGCCTGCTGAACCAGTTGAAGCATCGTCGTAGTTGACATCTAGATCTTCCTTGCGTGGCCGACCAGGCTTGCGCTGCGCCATGAGCAGGGCCATTTGAGCCTTCAACTCATCTAGCTCGCTGCGAGTCTTAGCCAATTCAGTGCTGCTCTCAGATTGATTTCGCTGCGTCAGATAACCCCTAGCGCGTTCACGAAGGCCAGCGGCGCCCATGCCGATCCGTTGCAACTGGGCGTCCGTGGCCGTCGCAACTTGCTCGACGGTCTGAAACTTCAAAATCTGCAATTCAGCCATTTGGTGATCATTGAAGTCCTCCGGCTTGTCTTTGTTCCACTGGTCCAGCTTCGTTCCGATCACCAGACCGTCGCTATTCTGTGACTGGAAATGGAGCCACTGACGAATGAACCGCTCTTTGTGATGTTCGCGGGCGGGCTGTTCAATGATGTTAGTTTTATCTCCAGGCACCATAATTCTCACAAAAGGCGTGTCCTTGTAGGGAGCCTTGTCATGCACATAGAACTCTACATGCAGGTGAGAATCGGCATTGGAAATATCGCTATCCATAGGCATAAATTACTCCTTACGTGGAAGACAGAGCCGCACTGACGGCCCAAGTGGTGGCAGAAGTGCCGAGGCAAATTCCAGTTTTGGTATTACCCAAAGCAACGCCAGTCGCACCGGCAACCGCCGCGTTAATCGTGACGCCCGTAGCTTCGTTGCTGTAAACCTGAATGGTCTGGCCGCTCAGATTATAGATGTAAACAACCGCACCAGCTTCGCACGGGGGCAACTTCACGCCAGTGGACGCCGAGGAAGTCGTGATGGCGTTAACAACAGCCGAGAGCTGCAAGGCAGTGGACTGATTGGTGCCAACGGCAACCAGAGCAGTCGCGCCGTCGCCGCAGATGGAAATGGTCGCCAGCGGGGAATTACCGGAGGCAAGGACTCGGGAAGGAATGGGCATGGTTTAATCCTTTTCTAAAGGTTTTGAACGTACAACGTGGCATATGGACAGGCATCGCCTTTGTCCGAATGCTCGTACTTAATGTTGTATTCAGAGAATTTGCTCTGCCACCATTCGCTAGGAAACACGGATAGATGAAGCGGGTGGCCGATCAGCTTTCCCATACTATCGTCAAACAAGGCTATTTTGAAATAGCAACTGTCAACGCAATCCATGATATTTCTAATAACGTCAGACACATCCTCCGGCGGGATATGCTCCATGACATCAGTGCAGTAGCCAATATTGCCGCTGACGCCAATTGGCTTAGTCAGGTCGGCTACCGTAAATGGCAAGTTATTGCCTTCGTCGCGGCAATTCTCAGCAAAATCGACAAGTTGCACTTCGCAACGGGTCAGACTGGCAATCTTCTGACCGCCACGGCCTGTCCCACAGCCAAAATCCACAATGACATCTGTCAGTTTGGGATTGGCAATCTGGACGAAATGCTCCGCAAATAACTCGCCTGGGGCCACTTCCCGGTAAAGCGGAGTCTGCCACATGGCTTCGTATTTCCCGACTTCCGTCATAGGCGCGGGAGGCTCCGACATGGCCTTGGCAATGGCCGGTAAAAGCCCGTATCCGTGGACCTGAATGATTGCGTCTTCTTCCGCAAGTTGTTTGGCTGCGGTCTGGAACTCCATAGCCTGGCGGGCCATCCAAGGGGCCGCAATGTATTCCTTGCCGCCGATCCAGTAGCCTTCGCGGGGATCTTCAGCGTTGGCGTCTTGGGCATAGGCATGGCCTTCGCCATTGGAATAGCTGGAATCAAATCCGTACAGGTGGATTGAGCGGTAACCCATGCAGAAGGCAATGCTCATGGCCTGCAAGCCTACCGTGGTCCCGCCGCCAATTAGGGCGCAAACGCGCTCGCCAATGTATTCTTGAATGCCAGGATAAGCCGGGTGCCACAGGGTAACGTCATGGCCGACTAAGGCTTCAAAGACGCCATCGCTGCACTGGGACGCAATAAGGTATTTGGTGTCTTTATTGGGGTGAACAAAGCCCTGATTGTGCGCTCTGGCGTCCAGAAGCACGAAATAATCCGGGGTGACATCAACACTGGCAAGAGTCGGAATGGTGCCATTCACGGCAAAGACCTTATGCCCAGCGGCTTTGTGACCGGCAATCATGGGGAGCAGCGCCTTCATCGAAGGACCGCCCCCCACAATCACAGCTACCCCATCGTGCGGCGTAGAAAGTTG